CATCCCTTGACCCAAGGGGAATCGTCGCAGGGCCACGCTGGACAGGCGGGGCAATCAAAACAGTTTGCTTCGGATTGGTTCATGCCCCAGCCACGCTTGTAGAGGCCCTCCGAGGCTACGATTAGGATTGGCAAATAAGCCCCAGGTTCTGTTGGTTGCGCTCGCCGCCCGATGCGTTCAGCGGCGGCCCGTGACCAGCCCCACCCGATGACAGTTCCCCAGTTACCCTTGTCATCTCCCGACATTGTGTTGAGTGCGTAGAAGCGTGGGCGCTTACCCTTGGTGTTTCTTTCAATCATTGTCGTACTCCTTTGTACGGGACGATCAACAACCGTCCCCCGTTGACTTGCGGTGCGTATCGACAACAAGTCGTACGCACTTCGCATGCGTTCGTGCATTGCTCAATGCAATGCGACAAACACGCAGCGTTGTCACGCTGCGTGTTTGCGCGCATTCCATCCCTAGTGTTGCGAAAGGATCACGTCCACCCGCCTACCCAGGATCGCAGGTGCGAAGCATCCGGCTTTGCAAATACCGCAGTGGCCACTCAACCCGCGAAAGGTCTTCGGGCAGCGGAACCGCCCATCGACGCGGGTGTCGTCGCCAAAGAACATGGTGCTCCATCCTGCGCTTGCGAGATCGGCTCGGTGTTCGTCGGTGNTTGGGTCCAGGCTNGCGAGCACAACGAGATTCGGCAGNGGATTNCCCCNGATTGCGAATAGTTCGGTCTCGATGCGTATGCGCAGCATCGGATCGCGCCAGGCCCTGGTNGGCACCCAGAGCAACCGTGATGGGTTTGCGAGCGCCAGCGCCTTGACCCGATCAATGTCAGCATGATCGGCGAGCGCTTCCCCCCGCGTCATTAGCCTCCATCGGTTTGTTGGCTTTCGCTTGCGGTCGAGCGCTTGCGCGTAGTCTTCAGCGCTTGCGCTCTGCCACTCTGCCTCGTTGCGNANATCNTTCATTCGCATCGCGGGGTAGATCCGATANAGCTTTGTGTTGTAGCAATTGTCGTAGCAGTAGTCGGTGGCGTGGACGCATGATCCTCTCGTCTCGCCGACGTCGTTGACGGGTCTATCGACCGCGAACATTCCAATCTCATCGACCCATCTCATCTCTTTGACTGTCATTGTGAGTACTCCCATTCATTCCCACTGCGCGCCATTGCGTAGCGGGACATACACATGTTTGGACATGTGTATGCCTCGGAACGTAGGCGCAGGTGTCGCGCTTGATTTGCGTCACGCGTTCGCGTGACTGGTAGTAGCTTCGGGCTACGCGGCGAAGAGCGCTCCCAGCTTGGCGACAAGTACTTCATCCCCAGCCTGAACGGCTCTCCGATAGTTGCGCCACTCACGCGCCTTCAGCCTGCGACCGAACACGCGCATGCAGAATGCCACCCGATCATCGTCCGCATCGGGGTGGAGGGTCCGCAGGATCCGTTGAGCGTGGAGCAAGTTCGCCGCCCGGACCTGAGCGCCCCTGCCGGTAGCCACGCGCTTAGAGCTGGACTGAGGTAGTGCGGTGGGGGTTGCTGCGCGNTCCGCGTCCTCTCGGAGCATCGCTGCAGAGTGGCGTCGGATATCACGGCGACACAACTCAGCGTCGGCACTCGAAAGTGTTAGAGCATTGAGTCTGTGAACACGCTGTCCCACTCTGTCCCCCTCCGTTCCTGATCCCACCTGAACACTGCATATCGTATCANGCGTATAGAGGAGGATCAAGATACAGCTAAGTGCCTGTTATTAAAGGGCTTTATGTGGCTCTAGCAGGCCACTCGTTGTGAATACAGGTTATTACGGGGTAGCATGTAACGCAAAAGGGTGTAGACTGACACTCGCTTGTGTTGACACGTNCTGGTGTCATCCGCGCCGGGGGAGAGAAGCAGTGAACGGAAAGACAGAACACGTCGCNTACACACAACTGCGTAATGCGTATAGGATGAGGGATAACACTGNCCAGTGTGTAGACACACCGAAAAGCCCGGAACCCCAGACCGCGTTAGCGGAATTTGGATTGACCCCCAAGCAACAAAGCTTTGTGTCACTAATAGCCAGTGGTGAAGTGCCGAGCATCACAGAGGCTTACATCGCAGCGGGGTATGGATCCAACACGTCCAGCCGTAAGGCATTACGTGATAACGCTAGCCAGTTGATGGCGAAGCCATTGATACAAAAAGCGCTACAGGCAACACGTAGAGAGGTGGACAAGAAGGTCCATACAGAGGTCTACGCATCCCGTCGCTGGGTACTACGTAGGATACGTGAGGAGGCCTCTGATATGTCCAGTCCACCTACTGCACGTATCGCTGCGCTGTCATTGCTCGCGAAGGCTAGCGGCACCCTGGACAGTCCCAGCGAGCGCCAGGANAAGCGGGAACATCAGAGTCGCGAGTCTCTGCTATCGGAGTTAGAGAACAGGTTGAGTGCAGCGGGTGGAGTTACACAAATAGATGTAACACCTAGTAGTGTAGACAGTGGGACGGTGTGTACACTAAACGGTGATGACACTGAGTAGTGCCAACACGTAGTAGTGTCTACACTTCATGGTGACAACGCATTACTGCGTGGACACTGCCCTGTGTTGACACGTAGTGGTGTCTACACTGGGATGCGTCAACGCAGTCTAGTGTCTACACATGCGCGTGTAAGCGGCTACACGCAGGAGTGTCAACGCATCCGCGTGTAGGCGTTGGGCGGGCTCGGATCTGCGGGTAAATGAAGCGTGATCCCCCCCACCCCCTTTTGGTGAGAAGGGACTTTCAACTAATGCACTGTATTCTACGCAACCGATTACTATAATTTTTAGCTATGTCCCCAAGGGGGGACTTATATTCTCTGCACACGCTGTGTTCTGTTTAGAACCGTGAGTGTCTGAGTGTATGGGTAAGGTACCGGAATAGGGGCTACCGCCCCTGTGACCCCGTACATCCGGCCTCGTAGGTTTTTCGCTACGATACAGGCTGTTGTTGCTGCACCTGTCAAGTTATTGTATAAATAATTTGTGTCATTGCGCGCTGGGGTGTATTCCATCTCGGTACAAGGTGTACTGTTCGGATAGTGGTGGGATACGCCCCAGCATCTAGGACTTATGGACCTATCTCAAGCATTGACTGTAGTGAAGAGTCTTCCTCCTGAAGAGCAGAGGGAGATTCTGGATATACTTGATCGAATAGATGAACTCGATGCCGAGGAGGGAAGTCGGCTTGAGTTCATGCAGTTCGTTCNAGCCATGTGGCCTGCATTCATTATGGGTGCGCATCATCAGCTCATGGCCGAGAAGTTTGAGGCAATTGTACGGGGGGATCTCAAGCGTCTGATTGTGAATATGCCGCCTAGGCATACCAAGTCAGAGTTCGCATCNTACCTGTTGCCTGCATGGTTCCTGGGTACATACCCAGATAAGAAGGTTATTCAGACAGCACATACCGCAGAGCTGTCTGTAGGTTTCGGTCGTAAGGTTAGAAACCTTGTGAGTTCTGAGGATTTCANTAGAGTTTTTCCGGGCGTATCATTAGCTGCGGATTCAAAAGCGGCAGGTCGTTGGAATACAAACCATGGGGGGGAGTATTTCGCGATTGGTGTCGGGGGCGCGGTAACTGGGAAGGGTGCGGATCTCTTTATCATAGATGATCCGCACTCTGAACAGGAAGCCCAGATGGGCGACCCGANGGTCTTCGATAAAGTCTATGAATGGTACACCTCTGGGCCAAGGCAGAGGCTACAGCCCGGTGGTGCGATATGCCTTGTCATGACGCGCTGGTCACAACGTGACCTCACAGCACAGCTGATAGATGCGATGAATGACAGGGAGGGGGCCGATGAATGGGAAGTCGTTGACTTCCCTGCGATACTNCCAGATGGAGATCCGACTTGGCCAGAGTTCTGGTCTAGTGAGGAGCTNGGGCAGATAAAAGCCACAATTCCTGCTGCTAAATGGTCAGCTCAGTACCAACAGGATCCAACGTCTGATGAAGCTGCAATTATCAAGAGGGAATGGTGGAGGTCNTGGGAACATCCAGACCCCCCTCCGTGTGAGTTCATCATACAGTCCTGGGATACTGCGTTTTTAAAGACCCAACGGGCTGATTATAGTGCATGCACTACATGGGGAGTGTTCTACGAGGAAGGTGCAGACCCGGAGTATGACCAAGCGAATGTCATTCTCCTGAATGCATTTCAAGAGCGTCTTGAGTTTCCAGAGCTGAAGCAGAGAGCTTTTGAAGAATACCAATATTGGAAGCCCGATGCATGCATCGTTGAGTCAAAGGCAGCAGGAACGCCTCTGATCTTTGAATTACGCAAGATGGGAATACTCGTATCGGAGTATTCCCCGTCGAGAGGGAATGACAAGGTAGCGAGGGTGAACTCAGTCTCAGACATGTTCTCTTCTGGAATTGTTTGGATCCCGAGAAAGCGCTTTGCGGAAGAAGTGGTGGAACAATTCGCTGGATTTCCGGGTGCAGCAGCACATGATGATCTTGTGGATTCATCCACACAGGCATTGATAAGATTCAGACAGGGTGGATTTCTAATCTAAAGACAGATGACTATGAACCTTACACACCGAGAGCGCCGTTTTCTCCATATGGGTGATCAATGGCAATAGACAGGGTGTTGGATCCGAACTCTGTAGATATCTTCGAGGATGAAGATATGAGTATATCCGTTCTTCAAGACACCGGAGATGGTGGTGTTCTGGTTGACTTGGAAGCTGATATCGAATTCGAGGATGAGATACCGTTCGATGCAAACCTAGCTGAATACTGCGACGAGAAGTGTCTCACTGAGCTGTCTGGTGAGTTGATGGGGAACTACTCGTCAGATAAGTCCTCTCGCAAAGACTGGGAGAATGTCTACAGGAAGGGTCTGGATCAACTAGGACTCAAGATTGAGGACAGGACTACTCCTTGGTCAGGTGCCTGCGGCGTAGTGCATCCAGTACTGACAGAAGCTGTCATCCGGTTTCAGTCTCAGAGCATTACAGAAATATTCCCGAACGCCGGTCCCGTCAAGACGAAGATCATTGGCAAGATCACCGATGCAAAGACGAAGCAAGCTGCCCGTGTTCAAGAGTTCATGAACTACATGCTGACGGAAAAGATGCAGGAGTACAGAGCAGAAACTGAGAAGATGCTCTTTCACCTGCCTCTGGCAGGTAGTGCGTTCAGGAAGATCTACTGGGACCATACACTGGACAGACCAGCGTCTATGTTTGTTCCATCGGAGGATCTGGTTGTTTCATACGGATCCCCATCTCTGGAATTGGCAGAGCGTATATCACACTTGATGTACAAATCATACAACGATGTGCGCAAGCTTCAGGTCATGGGGTTCTACAGGGATATAGACCTATTCGAGGCACCCCCTGAGTATGGTGCGATTGTTGATAAGTACAATGAACTCACTGGTGAGTCACCGGCTTACGGGTCAGACGGTCGATGCACAATCATGGAGATGCATTGTGAAGCTGATATCGGTGGGTTTGAGGATGAGGTAGACGGAGAGCCTACCGGAATCGCATTGCCCTATATCGTGACTATCGACAAAGATAGCGCTCAGATACTATCGATAAGAAGGAACTGGGCAGAAGGCGACACTCTCAAGAAGAAGCTTCAGCACTTCGTTCACTATGAATACATCCCAGGACTAGGGTTCTATGGCTTTGGTCTTATTCATATGATCGGTGGAATTGCTCGAAGTGCCACTTCGATTCTGCGCCAGCTGGTTGATGCGGGAACACTCTCCAATCTTCCGGGTGGATTGAAGACGCGAGGATTAAGGATCAAGGGTGACGACTCGCCCATTATGCCTGGTGAGTTTAGAGACGTGGATATCCCTGGTGGCAAGATCGCAGACAACATCACGTTCATTCCGTACAAGGAACCTTCGACGGTTCTGTTTAATCTTCTCACGAATATAGTTGAGGAGGGGAGGAAGTTCGCGTCCATCACGGACATGAAGGTCTCCGATATGAATCAGCAAGCACCTGTGGGTACGACGCTTGCGATTATCGAGAGATCCATGAAGGTGATGAATGCCATTCAGTCTAGAATCCATTACTCAATGAAGCATGAGTTTGCAATTCTGTCTGACATTATACGCGACTACATGCCGGAAGATTATGAATGGGAAGTTGATGGGGATGAGTCCGTCAAGTCTGAAGACTTTGATAAGCGAATAGATATCGTCCCCGTAAGCGATCCCAACTCATCTACCATGGCACAGAGGATCATGCAGTACCAAGCTGCGTTGCAGCTTGCCAGCACAGCTCCTCAATTGTACGACTTGTCCGAATTGCATAGGCAGATGCTTGATGTGCTTGGCATTGCAGATGCAGCCGACATTGTTCCTTCGGCTAAGGATATCGAACCACTCGATCCTGTTTCTGAGAATATGAATATCATGAAGGGCGATCCGGTCAAGGCTGCGCTGTGGCAGGATCAGGATGCTCATATCAAGGTTCATATGGATGCTGCGAAGGATCCAATGATGATGGACATCATCAAGCAGTCTCCGAAGGCCAGGGTCATTGAGGGCGCTCTCTCTGCTCATGTCGTTGAGCATTTGAGCTTCAAGTACCGGAAGGAAATTGAGATCGAGTTGGGTACTCAGCTTCCGCCTCCGGGTGAGGTGTTGCCGCCCGATGTAGAGGTCAGGCTATCTCAGCTCGTCACTGAAGCCGCAGACAGGTTGCTCAACAGGGATGTGGCTGAAGCTCGACTCAAGGAGCAGATGGAGAAGATGGAAGATCCTGTGATTCAGAATCAGAAGCGCCAGCTAGAGATTGAGCAGTCCAAGCTGGACGCAAAGACAAAGACTGACGCAGCCAGAATCGCGGCAGACCTCAAGAAGGCCGAGATCAGGGATGACACCGAGCGTGCGCGTATCAAGTCTAAGGAATTCCTGACTGGGTTCGAGAGCGCTGTGGAAGAGGATCTTGAGGCCAGTAGGCTTGAGCAGGAGAACAAGGATAGAACTTCCAAGGAAGTGATTGAAGGGGTTAAGATAGGCTCGAAGGCGAACCAATAGATGGCAAGAAGTTGGGTTCAGGAATACAGAGAGGTTATGGATCGTTCGATCTCAGAGAGATCGGTCGATGTGTCTTCTGGGTCAGCCACATCCTATGAGGACTACTCGCACAAGGTTGGAGTAATTGAGGGATTGGAAATAGCCAGGAGAGAGTTCTTGGAAATCATACAGCGAATGGACAATGTACAGGGGAGTGATTAGTTATGGC